ATACGCGCCCCTGCGTCTTCGTGGGATCGACATTCACGTCTTCGTCTTCGTCCCCATCGTCACCGCCGGCATCGTCTTCCTCGGCCGCTTCCTCTTCCACAGATTCTCCCGCTTCTTCCGCAGGCGAACCCTCTTCCAAGTCATCATCGGGGATGACGTCACCCGCCGCAGCGGTCGCCTTCTTGGCCATATTGGTCTCCTGATATGTGATTAAGGGGCGACAACTTCGTCGTCGTGTTCAGGCGGAACGATGGTTTCCGAAGGCTGTCCTCCCTCGGCGCCCTTGACGATCCCAGCGCCTGGTTTGGCGGTCTGGGCTGCATCAGCATCGGAAACCACACCGGCGGCCTCCAACTTCTTGTGCCAATCGGCGCTATCTTTCAGGACTTGGTCAGGGTCGCCACCGCGGCGACGAATAGCCTCCTGCGGTGACAGCAACATCGCGCGAATTCCTGCAATGTCTGAATTCGTGTCTGTCTTTGGGTCCGCAGATTCAAAGCGCGGCATCGTCCATTCGACATCGCGCGGCGTATTGGCCGGGAGGGCGCCGCTAACCTGCGCGAAGTCGTGAAAGGCTTGCCAAACAGGATTGAAGAACATCGGCACGGCCGTTAGCCACTGCATGGCCTCAATCGACCGGCGGAATTCATTCAAGCCGATGCGAATGGAGGAAAAGTTCACTCCGCGAAGGTCTCCTGACAAATGTTCATACGTGACGTCCCACGCCGCCGCGATGGAGCGAAGCTGGGATGATTTGTAGGCATCGTAATCGCGGCTGACGGATGGCTGGGTGAACTTCACGTCCTTGCCGCCGCGAGCATAGGCAATCAGGCCGGGCTCAAACTGTTCGACTTTGTTTCCAGAGCTATCAACAATCGAGGGGCCACTATCACTTGCCCCGTTGTTCGCCTGCGAGGTGGTGATGCCCATTTCGTTTTCGTCATCGCCGCCAATCACGATGGCCGCAACACATGCCTCGATGCGCTTGCGGACTAATTCTGCTTCCTCGTAGGTGTCGAGTTCCCGAGCCTTGATCATTCCAGGAGCAAACCATGACGCGCCGCGAATTTGTCCCAGCCGCTGAATTTCGTAGAGGTGCAATATTGTGCTAGCTGGCACCCGGTCGCTGATGTAGCTGTTCGGAATATTGAACGGCGCTTCGCCAGGATGGTCCCGGAAAAGAAAATAGGCCGAACGCTGCCCCTCGCTGTCGAATTCGATGCCCTGCTGAACTCGCTTACCGCCTTCAATTATCCCATTCTTGCGATGATCGAGATAATCACTTTCGAGAAGCTGGAGTTTGAGCGGTATCGCAAATTTCTTATTCGTCACCGGGCGCAGGCGGGTGATCGTATCACCACCCTCCAACATCGCCCGTATGGCGAGGCGTTGAAGCCCATAGAAGTCCAACTGGCCGTTGAAGTCACATTCTTCGACAAACCGCTTCCAAAGTGCGTCAATTTTTTTGTTGATCGCAGCGTCAGGTGTTCGCGCGAGGGCCGTAATACCAGATCCAACAATATTATTGGTTAGGACGCGCAACGCTTTTGAAGCGTGCGGGTTATTTCTGACGAGATCGCGCGCCCGATTGCGCAGTGCCAGCAAGTTTCCGTAAACTTCCGCATTAGCGGAAGTGGACCCAGCCATCCAGCCATACGTCGCACGCGAATTTCGGCCGCCATCATAGGAACGCATCCCAATCATGCGTGCGGCTTCACGTTGTGCGGCGCGCTGCAGCGCGGCTTTAGGCGATAGCGCGAGAAGCGCCCTGTCCAGCAAACTAACCATCAGGGCCGCCTAAACACAGACGCGCGACATAGGGGCGGCCTCGACGCGGTGGTCGCGCGCGCATTATCGCGCTGCATGCGGTCTAGAAGGGCGAGCATCACAGCAACTGATGCATAGGTAACCTTCTTCCCATCATATTCGACAGATGTAGCGCCCTGCCCGATTGCGGTTTGCAATGCGACAATCTGAGCGGCAGGCCAAATCGTCATCTCAGCCACCCTTTCTGCCTTCCGCCGAGAAATGTTTGAGTTGGTCCGGATGGCGGCTTTGGTGCCGGCGGTTTTGGCTGTGGCGTTTCCGGGCCTGGCTCGCCAGGTGCCACCATCGTTTGCTTCAATGGCCCTTGATCAAGCCTAGTCCAAAACGCCGCGCCGTACCGGTCTGCACCGAGGACCCAAAGTGCTGCGCGGGCATACACCCGCAAGTCCAGGGCTTCGTTTCGGTCTCTCAGTTTCCGCCATTCAAGCTTCGAGAACCGCCGCTTGTCGATAACGGTGACGAGTTGTTCGGCGACGAGTTGTTTGACCCACTCAGCAGTGGCGCCTTTCGGAAGGTGCACAAAGCCATCTGGGTGTACGACACCCTGCGCCAAATCTTCGTCGGTCGGCGCCTCTTGGCGAAGGAAGCGATAGAGTTCGGATTTGAAAACCGCAACTGAGACGCGCCAAAGCTTGGCACCCTTGCGAATTTTCTTCCCTGACTCCTTCGCGTCTACATAAATTGGGCCATCGACGGGCGAGGATCGGTCGAACCCGTCCACACCTTTGATCGCCATGGCAATCGACGAACCAACCTTGCGGGTGAATTCGTAAACCTTCGCGGTGCTTTGGCCATCACCGGAGTCCACTGCGGACCGGCTGATCGTCATTGGCGGCCCGCCGCCTTCTCTTGGAAACGCTTGCGTTAGGATAACTGCAACTCTGTCCCAGGTTGACGTGAGCTGCGGAGACCCTTCAACGACGAAGTGCTCGACGAGCCAACTTTCGAGGCCGCGGCCCCATGCCCATACGTCGATTTCAACACGATCACCTTGAACGTCTACGCCTGCAGTAAGGATAAGGCCGCCGCGAGGGACCTTCCCCATGTAAAAATCTTCGCGGCGATCATATAGGCGCTGCCACTCTGGCGCTTCGCCCCGCTCCTGCCACGTCTCACCAAGGAGAGTGTTCTTCGCGGCCTTAAGCGCGGATTCATTGCCCTTAGCGGCTGTCCATTCGCGTGCGATCTGAGACCATGATAGCCACCCGACCGGGGAATAGAGGCCCGAGATGTGAAATCCAACGACATAAGGGTCGGAGGATTCTGCCGTCGCGCGCCACTCGCCTCCGGCCAGCATCTCCGTCTTAAAATGTTCCGCTATAGGCGTGTCGCAACTCTCGCATACGTACTGGGCGGTTTCAGGCCTACCCTCTTCCCATCTCAGTCTTTCAAACTTCAGCCATTGCATGGCCTGACAGAACGGGCATGGGAGGAAGTAGCGCCGTTGATCAGTCACTTCGTATTCGCGCTCGATCCGCGAAAGCCCTTTGACGGTTGGTGTGGATACGACAAATATCTTTCGGCGGTGCCCAAATGTTCGCGTCCGCGCTTCGGCAAGCGCGATGGGATCGCCCTCTTCATCTACATCCCCTGGATAGGCATCGACTTCGTCCAGGAACAACCAGCGCGCAGGCATTGATCGTAGGCCAACAGCACTATTTGCACCGGTCAGAATCAGTTGGCCGCCAGTAAATCGTTTCGACAGGACCGTGTTGCCACTGTCGCGCGTGCGCGCCGGCATGATCAGATCGCGCAACTGAGGACATTCGTCGATCAGTGGGTCTACTCGCTGCTGCGAGAATCTCTTGGCAAGGTCTGTGGTTGGCTGAACGCCCAGAAATGGTCCCGGAGCCTGGTGGATGCAATATCCGACCCAGTTGGTGCCGGCTTCAGTTGCCCCGACCTGGGCAGCCTTCATAAACACCACCCGCCGCGCGGGATGGGACGGCGAAAGCGCGTCCATGATGTCGCGCATGTAGGGCGTGCGATCGGTGCGGTAGCGACCGGCCTCTGAAGCCGCCCTGGCGGATAGTATCCGATACCTATCTGACCATTTTGAAACGGTCAGCAGTGGATCTGGGGCTAAACCACGGCGCCAAGCGGCCGACAACGACTTAGCACCGGCAAAATCCTCACCTGAGCTCGATATCGACCTCTGCGAGCTCTTCGAGGTGGCGCCTGACATATTGTTCCAACTGCGTCTCGACCAGATGAGGGTCGGCGCCCAGCTGTGCAGCCAGCAGCGCGGCCACCCGTGGCGGCCATTGGACCCAGGAATCCCGCTCTCGACGGGCCAAAGAAAATACTGCCGACTCTGCGTTCGCCCTGTTCACAAGTTCGCCGCGCATCTTTTCGATGCGGAGAGCCCGGTCTTGGGCCTTCAGAATCTCGTTTGCGGTCCTGGCCTCGGTGAAGGTGATGCCTTCACCGCTAGGTTCAGCACCGCTTGCCCTCAACGTCGCCCTAACGGAGTCGATGGCTGCAGTTGGGATGGCCCTGGGCGCGAGATCGTCAACCTCACCAGGCGCCGGTACCGCTGCGGCGGCAGGAGTGGACCGCTGCCGTGACTTGTCGGTCTGGGCGGTCCAAGCCTTATCAGCAGACGCGGAGTCGATCTTGCCGTTCGGTAAAAGCTTAATGCGCCCGTCCTTAAGAGCTTTTCGAACCGAATTCTCCGACTTTAACCCGCGGTGCCTGGCGTATGCGCGGATCGACATCTCCATGTCGGCGCTACTTTCCGGCCGCTAGATGACCAGATGAACGCACGGTGCGCACCTTACTGCGCACCTGCGCACCATGTAGTGCGCACCCTGAAAAATCCTCTGACCGTAGCGAACACCCGGGCTCGATCGCCCGCATTGGCTGTGGGTGCTGGGAAGAACCTAGACCGGGGGTGGGGTGCCACACGTCAGGCCTGCGCCCACATGAATTCTAGCGGCGTCTTGATACCCTTGCGGGTATTGCAGTCACCACACGCCACGGTAACGTTGTAGAGGCTGTGCCTACCTCCCCTTGCCAAGGGCGTTAGATGATCCAACGTTGCTATGGCCGGCCGTAATGGTTTGTCGCAATACGGGCAGGTGGTCACCGAGTTGAAGAGGGAGGCTAAGCTTCTCGGTGTCAGCGTCCCGTCGTCGGCTTGTTCGATGCGCTGCTGTCTTTCCGCATGGTGTCTGGACACCACGTTAGGGTGTGCCCACTTGTATCGCTTAGTCCTGGCGCGCTGGTGCTGCACGGTTTCAGCGTAATATGCTCGCGATCGCGCTGCGATCTCACGGCGATACGCGGCTATCTCCACTGCCGTGGCGTGGCCATACCACCACTTACTACCCTTCCACTTGGGCACGGATGCGGAGCGTGCGGCTTCACGCTGTGCCTTGGCGGCAGCAGACTTCGCCTTACGGGCTTGCCGCTTGGCTTCAGCGTCCACCGCTATCTGTTCGCGTGTCTTGTAGGGCCGCTTTACGATGCCCTTAGCGCGGCGCGCATCTGCTTTGCGTGCGGCATCGCCATGCTTGATGCGCCGACATGCTGAACAGGCCTTGTTGAAATAGCCGTCGAACCTAGCAAAATGGGCCGTTGGCTTCTCTGTAAGGCAGGTTGGACAGCAGCGGCTTTTGCCCAGGATGCGGGTGTGCCGGTCGATCATTCCGACTTGCATGCGGTCCTCGCGGAAAGAACGGCCCAGCCGGAGCGGACCGGCCGGGCCAAGTTCGAGGGGGTGAAGCGGCATATGGCCAGGGGTACTAGCCGGGAGCCGCACATGGCCGCAGGGGAGCGGGACATGTGGGGTGGTGCCGCGCTGGGCGGCGAATAGATACCGGAC